AATCTGTGGACAAGCTTGGGGAGACAAGGTGCAAACCCCGTCTAAGCTATGGAGATGCCGCGCGGTTTATCGGTCTGCACAAGAAACTGGCACGCTCATACCGCTCTGTTAACAAACACTATTTTTATCCCACTCCCCGAACGCTCTCAAAAGAGAGCCAGATTGCGAAACCCGTATGTCAAGGTGGATAACACTTGCTGGCGATATCGTTACTGCACAGTGGCAAGTCCCTGACGCGCTTGACTTTATGTTCGTTTGCCAGGGATCAGAACGCGCGGGCGGGTGCAGTAATGAAGCGCGTTCATCTGGAACTCCAGATTGACCCCCTTGCCGTTCTGCATCTCCCATTGCTTGCCGTAAAGGCGCTGGCCGGGCGTGTTCACTGTCTCGATGTAATCGGCCGGAGCGTAAACGGTGCGGAAGAGCCCGGGCACACCGGAGGGCACAAGATGGCACTTGTTGGTGTCAATCCCGACATTCTGGCCCCCGCGATAGTTCATCCAGGTGATGCCGCCGAATTCGAAGGACCCGTAAATGCCGGAATTGCCGGAATTGATGTAAGCGTTCCGCAGCGACGCCGCCTCCGCATAGCCCTTGTAGGTCTCACGCACCTCCTTGTGGGCAATCAGATCATCGAAAAAGGCATCGCCACAAAGCGCCATGATGCCCGTGTAGGGCAGCCCGTCGAGGATACCAGCCATCTGGCGGATGACGCCGGCGCATTTCTTGCGCAAAGCCCCGTCCGCAGCACCGGCATTGTCGAGGTCAAAGTCCACAACCGCCTGCTGGCTTTCGCCGAACTCGGTGAAATAGTCGAAGAGCACCGAACCATCGGCGTCGAGCAGCTGTCCGGTCTTGAGGATGTTCAGCCGGTGGTATTCCTCGGTCAGCGCGAAGAACTGGCTCGCCTCGGCTGCGCGATCCGCGATCTTGAGCTGCAGACGCTCGACCGCCACCTCCTGGCCGAAAGCGCGCACCTGCTGCACCTCATCGGCATAAATCGCGTCGTCCACCTGGAAATGCGGCACCTTCAGCATCCGCACCGCACGCTTGGATTTGTCAAAGGTCTGGCCCGGACCGCCGCGGGGGCTGGCCGATACCAGCATGCGGTTCTGCTCCTTGTCCTTCTCGATGGCGATGTCGAGCGTGTCGATGCTCGTGGTCTGGAACAGTCCCATCTGCCCGATGCGGGACGGGGTATACTTGATCTCACGAAGCGCGTCCGTGAGGCGCATGACGCTGAAGGCGTCCTGACTGAAGATGTTGAGGATCGACATGGAAGGGTCCTTTACGGCGTCGGCGCGTCAGCACGAGGCCGCGCGGGATCGGCCCGCTGCCCGAAGGCGCGGAAGTTCGAAGTCCGAAGTCTGGGGTTTGGGCGGCGGTGATTACCGCACGATGATGCCGAAGCTCGCCAGCTCGGCGTTGGCGGCGGCCTTCTCGGCGGCCTGATCGCGGTCGGGATGGTAGGTCAGGATCTTGCCGTTGACCTCGGCGTCCCGAGTGATGCCGGCGACCTCAACATCACTTGCAGTGGCGTCACATCCATAGAGCGCGATGGCCGCGGCGGTCTGGCTGCCATCGCTCGCCCCCACGGCGCTGGCCAGGTATTTGCCGCTGGCGGTGATCTTGCCGAGCACGGTGCCCGGCGCGATGACGCCTGCGCCGCTGGCGATGGTGATGGTTTCCCGGGAACGCTGGCCGTTGGCCTCCGTCATCAGAAACTCGCCGGGGTGTCGGCCTTCGATCAGAACGGTCATGGACTGCCTCTCCTATTCAGCTGAAGCGCGCATTGGCCTGGGTGATGGCTTTCGCCCACCCGGCAGCATGATGATCAGCCCGGTTGCGGTGATCGGACGGGGGTTCAGCGCCCAACTCGGCCTCCTGGGCGGCTCGGTCAGCGATAGAAGGGGCCATTTCGGCTTTGGGTGAAGCCGCCAGCACCTTGGCGGCATCCGTTGCCTTCATCTCGGTCTCGAGCGCCAGTACCAAGGCCTGCGCCTCGCGGCCCTCTGTCTCAGGGGCGGTCAGGATGGATCGGATACGATCGGTCGCCTCCGCCTTGCCGGCAATGACACCGGCCGCATGAGCTTCGGTCCGCGCGGCGTCGACAGCGATTTGCATGTCGGCCGGCGGATCCGCCGCTGCTTCAGCCTGCAGGGCCTCGCCTTGAGTTCTCTTGGTCATGGGTCCTCCCTTTCTGTGGGGGCTTGCCCCGGAGGGCGGTTGAGAGAGCGCGCCGATAATCGCGTCGAGGCTCGCAACGCGATCGGCGAGGCCTTGGGCGACGGCGTCAGCGCCGAGATAGGTCCGGGCTTCCGTGGCGCGGATAGCCTCCGCGCTGATGCGCCCCCCGCGCCCTTCGGCCACAAGACCGACGAACTGGTCGTAGATCTTCATCACCTCGGCCTGCAGATCAGCGCGCACGGCGTCCGACAGGGGACCGAACGGATGGCCATCGACTTTGTGAGCACCCGCATGGATGAGCGTCGGCTTCACACCGCGGTCTTCCAACTCCCCCGAGCGGTCGAGATGGGTCAGGACCACGCCGATCGAGCCGACCATCGAGCTGGGCGACACGATGATGTCGCGCGCCGCGCTGGCGATGCCATAAGCAGCCGATGCCGCCACGTCATTTACGAAGGCGACGACCGGCTTGATCTTGTTCACGGCCGATATGAGCCGCGCGGTGGCAAACATGCCCGTGGCCTCGCCGCCCGGGCTGTCGATGTCCAAGAGGATCGCCCGGACCTCCGGGTCCGCTGCCGCCTCTCGCAGCTGCGCGGCAATCCCCTCATAGGACACAAGGCCCGAACTTGCCCCAATCCAGGCGCCCCGGTTCACCAGGCTGCCCACGATCGGCAGGATCGCGACGCTATCTTCGAGGCGCATTGATCCGACGCTGCCATTCTCGCGGCGGTAGCTGCCGACAAAGCGGTTGGTCTCCGGCGTCACGGTCTGCAATGGCTCGATCCCGATCCGCCCTTGCAGCACATGCAGGATCAGATCGGCCTTGTCCGGGTGCAGGAGCAGCGGTCGGTTCAGCACCCGCCCCGCGATTTGCGCCAGAGACGGACCCGCAGAGCTCCGAATGTCCTCCCGCGGCTCAGTCACCTCACGCCTCCCGTTCCGATCGCAAAGCGCCTGGGGCGGTGCCCCTGCAGGCGCGCGCAATGCTCCTCAAAGCCGCGAATGACCGCCAAGAGCCGATCAGGGTGCGCTCGGTGATACGTGACCGAGCGCTCCACCCCGTTCGAGCCCGCTCGGAACCGCACCTCCATGGCGCCCTCTCCGGCAACAAGGCGCAGGTAGACCCGACGCAGGCTGGCCGCCGCGGCGCAGGGATCAGCCTCATCCACGCTGATCGTCATGGCTCGGCCTCATCACCCGTCTCGTCCGCCGCGGCAGGGCCACCGCCCTGCGCGCTCATCATCTGCGGTTCCGGCAGCCCGTATTCCGCCCGCAGCGCCTGTTCCTGCGCCAGCTGCTGATACACATCGTCCACATCCGCCCCGAGATCGGTGCAGATCATCGCGTCCGACATCACGCCGAGCCGCTTCCAGACCTCATGGGCTTTTGCCTTCTTGAGATCATCGGCCTGGGGCCTTGGATCGCCACGCCATTCCGCACGACAGGCGGCAGTGCGGTGAGCCAGAAACCCGGCAATGCCACCCGGAAACGGCAGGCTGCCCGCCTCGATCTCTTCTTCGAGCCAGGCCTCGTAAATCGGCTGACAGAACGGCGCCATGATGTTGCGCCGTCGGGCCTTGGTGATCGCGAAGATCTCCGTCGTCGCCGCCTGCAGCGAGGAATAAGTTGCCCCCACATTGTCTCCAGTGGCGCTCTCATAGGTCAGCCCCAGACACCGCGCGAGCTCGCGCAACAGATGCTGCGAGAAGGCCGCATAGTCCGAGGACGGATGGTTCGAGCTGTGGAACTTCAGCTCCTGCCCCGGAAAGAGATGCGCCAGCCGCCCGTTGATCCCCACATCCAGCGTGCTGCCGTCATAATAGCCCGCGACCATCTCGATATAGGCCTCCATCGGCGAGATGCCCTGGGCCAGCATCTGCGCCTGCTCCTGCGGCGTCAAAAGCCCCTGCAGCACCTGTTCCGTCGGCTCGTCCGAGGTGATGGTCACAGCAAAGAGCGTCTGCACGATCGCCGCCATCAGCGTGGCATCCGCCAGCTGGTCGAACTGACGCGCCACCTGCAACGCGGGCACAAGCGGCGAGATCCCCCGATGCGTGCCCGGCATGCCCTCGAAGATATGGATCACCCGGGGCCGTCCCGCCGCATCCCGCGCGCGGACATCGTATTCCACGTCGTGTTTGAAGAGATCCTTGCGGATCGCCCGGTAGCCCACCGGCATGCCATCAGCATCCGTATAGACCCCGTTGATCAGCCGCTTCATGCTTTCGGTCTTGCGCGACAGACGCTGCGGCGGCAGCAGGCGCACCTTGGTGCCGTAGTGGTTCCACGGCCGCTTGCGCCAGGGCAGTTCGGCGAGGATCTCGCCGGTGATGAGCCAGGAGCGGAACGCCGCCGCCTGCATCTGCCCGAAGCTGCGCAAGCCCTGGATATCGCATTCCTGCGCGTTGCGCGCCCAGAGCTCGAAGCGCCGCTCCACCGTCTTGGCCCAGTCCGAGGCTTGGGCTGGTGTCATCCCAAAGGTCTCGTTCTCCGGCAGCGCCTTCAGCTGAAGGCCTGTGCCCACGGTATTGGCCACGCATTGCTCCAGCGCGCCCGCGAGCCAGCCGCTGTTGTGCAAAAGATCGCTGACCCGGGCCGCCGCATCATCCCAGGCATCGCCAATATCGTCCTGCGCCTCACGCAAGGCCGGGCGCCAGCCGGCAAAGGTCACACCCCGCCCGCCGCGCATGTATTTGCCGGAGGGTCTGGGAAGGGTCTTGCGCCCTGGCCCAACCGGGCGCTGCACCGTCGCGGCCAGGAGGTCACGCAGTTTTGACATCACGGACATGTGAACTACCCTCTCACCCCTGTAGGAGCGCGCGAACAGCGAGCGTCACCGCAGGGCGCTGTTGCCTCCGCAGGGCTTTGGGAGGGGATCTGCGATGCCGGTGGCAGCGCCACACCACCCCAGGTCGATCCCGTTGCCTCATCGACCTCGGTTCAGAGCACTGCCGTGGCGGACAAACCGCCCGCGCAGCGCGCCGCTGCCGCCGCGTCCTGGCGAGGCGCGCGATACCGGCGGCGGCGCGTATGTCTGATCCGGCTCAGGTGCCGTCACCGCGGTGGGATCATGCCCATCGGGCACGGCGGCCTCCAGAGGGGGCTGTCGTTCGATCCCCTCCGGAATGCGCTGGACGTTCAGCGTGTAGCCGATGGCCGCGCAGAGCGCCTCGCAGTCCAGAAAGTGATTGTGACGCGAGCGTTTCACCCAGACCGGCTTGCCCTCGACCACGACCCGCGCCTCCGAGGTCAGCTGCTTGCAGTAATCCTCGCTCACCGCCTCATGGACATGGAACGCCCCCGGCTGGTCGGACGGCGTCCGGATCCGCGACATCACCAGCGACTTGAAGAAATCCGTAGAGAGCGTCACCAGATCGATGGAGTAGAGCGCCTTCTTTCCATCGGGCTTCACCTCGATTTTCGACACCCGATAGGGCGGGCTCTGGACATCCTTGCCTTTCGTGGGCGCACAGAGCCAGCTGTAGCGGCGGCAGAACTCGTAGACCTTGTGCTCGTTGCCGAGCTCCGGCTTGTCCGGCCGGAAGCCCGAGTCCACAAAGACTTTCTCGATCTGCAGGCCACCCACCGGCGTCAGCATCAGATCCGCCAGCGCAGACCAGACATCGTCATCCTCCGTCGGCCCGTAAAGCTGGCCGCTGTCAATCAGCCAGGATGTGCCTCGCGCTCCGAAGGCCCGGATCACATAGACCAGGCTGAACTTCTGGACATCGACGCCCATGACCAGCCGCAAGCCGCCTGCGGGCACATCGCCCGGCAGGTAGGGCTGACGGCGCTCCATGATCTCCTGCCAGTCCGGCACATCGCCCGAGGCCGTCATGGCGTAGCATTCGCCGAAGCCCGCATTCATCGCCGTCTGGATCCGGTCATGATCGCCCGACCCAAGGGCGGTCAGATAAGTCTCCGCGCGCTGCCCCCATGTCACGAAAGGCGAGCAGAGCCCCGAGGTCCACATCGACAGCGTCGCGCTCTCCACTGGCGCGCCGCTGACATGCGGGGCGTCGTCCTTCAGCCCGACTATCTGCCCTGGCGCCACCATCGCGCCGCGCGCGTTCATCCAGGGCTTGTCCACCTCTCCATGCTGGCCGCCACAGCGCGGGCACTCCAATGTCGCGGCCTGCCTGGCCCGCGCCGGTGTCGCGCGCTCCGGCCAGCGCAGCTGCTTGAAGCGCGGGATGAAGTATTCGTGGCAGTGCTTGCAGGGCCAGGCCCAGTGATGCCGCGTGCCTTCCTGCCAGAGCTTCCAGATGGGGCTCTCAAGGTCGTCTGGTTCTGAGCGCGCCCAGAACTCCAGCCCGCTGGTCTGATCGGGTTCGATTTCCACAAGACCGCGCGCAGGCGTGCTGGTGATCGCCGTCACGAAATCCGCATAAGTCTCGCCCCGGGCCTCCACGAGGCCCAGCACGTCGCCTTGGCCTTTCACATTGGCCATCATCTCGTCGTATTCGTCGATCAGCGCCAGCGCGGCAGGGTCCGACTTCAGCGCCGTCGATGACCCGGCATGGGCCAGACGCACCCGGACGCCCGCCACATGCTTCAGCGTCTTCTTCATTCGGCGTCCGCGGATCACCTTGCCCGCCAGCGTGTCCGCCTCATCAAGCAACGCCATCAGCCGCGGCTCGAACTGGTCGGTCAGGAACTCCTTTGTCGGCCCCACATAGAGGATCGGCGCCGGGCGCTGATCAAGCCGTGCCCCGATGATATCGAGCATGCTATCAGTCTTGCCCGACTGCGCCGAGGTCACCGCCACCACCCGGCGATAGCCACCGCGATGCACGGCCGCCGACCACGGGATCATGTAGGGTGTCAGCCCGGGATCACGGGGCCCTGGAATACCGGCGGTCTCCGGATAGATGCGATGCGCCGCCGCCCAGGCCGCCGGATCACGTTTCGCGCTCGGCCTCCAGATCGCCGCTGCCAGCGACCAGAGCTGCGCCTGCTTTGTCGCCCGCCCCTGCAATCCGGTCCAGCGCGCCATCGATCACCTCTTCGAGCGCGCGCCGGACCTCCAGGTCGCGCGTGTAGCGCGCCGCGAGCCCCGCAAGCTCCGCCCGTACCAGCGCCGCCATCTCGCCCACCACGGCCTTGGCGTCCTCCATCGGGATCAACTCCCGGCTGCGTTCCTGGATCCTGAGTTCGATCTCACGCGTGCGCGCTTCCGTGGCCCGGCTCGCGACCGCGGCCTTGTTGTTTTTCGACAGCTGATCCTCGTAATAGGCCAGCGCGCCCCGGATCACACCGACCAGCGTGTATTCCCCGCGCTGCGCCCGATCCATGTAGCCGGATTTGACCAGGCCCTGCACCCAACGCTCCGAGCGGCCCAGCAGGGCCGCCGCCTGCGCCACCGTGATGGTCTGGCCGCGGGGTTTGCTGTCGGGCATGGGTTAAAGCCTCTGAAAAGACGGGGCATGAGAGGACGCCCACTCCCTTCGAATGATCAAAAAGCAACAATATGGCTCTGATTTTACTACGATAATCCACCCGGAAGAGCGAATGTGACGGCATGCGAACACAGCGCCGAGCGCGGCATTCCCGCCGCGCAGCGCGACCGGCCCCGGAGGTTCCCATGGCCCTTTTGCTTTCCGCCACCTGCCTCGCGATTGCCCGCGCCGACGCGCGCGGCACGCTGACCCTGACCGAGCGGACCGACCGCTGGGGCGACACCTTCGTCGCCCTCACCGACGAGCACGGCACCATTGAAATCGCCGACAGCATGGCG